ACACCGTGTCGATCAGGTTCCACGTGGACCCATCGCCTAGAATCATGCGGCTGTTGTATTGCGCCGGGAGTGTCGGATTTACGACCCCATCCACGGTCCCTGTTAAGGTCACGACGGACGCCGTGGCGTCTATTTTTTTGACACAGAGCACCCGCCCACTGGTGGGGGTGGGCAACGTGAGACTCACCGCGCCGCCCGTGGCATTCACCAGAATCGTCTCATCCGTCGCGAGCACCGTATAGGGGGAGTCCGCGAACACCTTCGTGACCACTTGATGCGTGACGTTGCTGCCCTTCAGGGCCGTCAGGTTCACCCCAGACAGGGCTGGGAGCGGGGAGCCGAGGCGCGCATCGGGCAGTGTGCCGCTCGTCAACTGGGAGGCGTTCAGGGCCGTCAGGGCCGAGCCGTTCAGGGCCGGCAAGGTGGCAGGGAATCTGGTATCCGGCACGGTCCCGCTGGCGAGGTTCGTGGCGTTCAGGTTTGTGAGGTTCACGCCCGAGACGGCCGGCAGCGTCGCGGGGAATCTGGCATCGGGAATCGTCCCGCTGAGATCCGTCGCCGGGATGGTCGTGGTCGTGCTCGGACTGGCGACGCCCGCGGCGACCGTCTGCTTCAGATAGCCGGCCGAGAGTGCGCCGAGATTCACTTCGGCGGTGAGACTCGGATTCGCCGTGGCGACGACGTACCGCGCATCCGCTGGGGCCGCATCGGTCGTGATCGTCTGCTGCGTCGCCAGCACATGGCGTTGCCACGTCTGGGACATCTGGCCTGACTGGTCGGTGACGTTGGTCTTGAACGGCGGCGGCGGAATGGCGAGGCTCATCTATAATTTATCGATGCGGATTCACGCGACTCAGCATGTGCCGGCCTTCGTGGACACCGATGTCCGCAATAGCGCCGACGTGACGAGTGTCGACGAACTACTGGCCGTGCCGTGGATCAAACAATGGGCAGAAAGTTGGCCCGCCCATGAGCGCGAGTACGAAATTCGGGAATACGTTGACGGCACGTGGGTCGCGCGCCGCGAAATGCGGCCGGTCACGGCGCAGACCTTTCATCGCTGGAGTGTGTCGGATCACCGCGACGGCACACGGCCGGCGCTGATGGCGGAATATGACGGCGGTGATCGGTTCTACGTGGTGGCCTTTCTGACGAGCGACGAACCCATTCCGTTGCCGGAATGGCGCGAAACCGAAACGGCTCGCCTCCGTCGCGAGAAATGGAATCGCGGCGACACGTCATAGTTGCCCATTCCCCTGCGTCAATCGCAACTGCAACCCCGGCCCCAAGACCACGCGCACCGGATCGGTGATGCTCACTTCGAGGCAGAAGCGATCGAGTCGGACTCGTCCCAATCGGCGCCAAATTGCCCGCGTGCTGTACTCGCCGATCGCGCCGAGCGCGGCACTGACGGTCGGCGTCCACGTCATCGCATTGTCACGACTGACCCGCGCGAGCACTGTCGGCACCGAGCCCTGTCCGGTGGACAGGCCGACGCCGACTTGCGCGCCCAGTTCGATCTGATCGAGAAACGCGAACTGCGCTTCCCCGCTCACGTACGGCGCGCGTCGGACCCGTCGAATCATCGATCCGTTCGACGTGAACGTATCGAGGTCGAGCTGATAGACATCGCCGGTCGCGTAGTCGCCGCAGATCAGCCCTTGCGCCGTCGAGCAGATGCCGCGCACGCGCCAGCGATAGAACACGCCGAGCACGCTGTCCCACTCTCCACGCTCACACCACAACTGCTCTTTGGTGTCGAACGAGAACGTGCGCCCGCAATCGCTCGCACACGGCACGGTCCACACAACATGCTGATGCCCTTCCTGCCAAAATGTCAGCGTTTCCACGTCCTGTAAATTCGTGGCCTGCGCCAGCGCGAAGTCGATCGCATCGGTACTGATCGCTTGAATGTTCCCTTCGACCGCCGACACGAACCGCGCCCGCCCGCTCGCATTCTGCGCGCACCAGAACAAGGCTTTGCCGTCCGTGGCCCATGCCCACGGACCGACCAGCCCCTCAAACAAGACCGCGCCCGGGTACGGGACGAACGGCGTATCCGCATTGCCGGAGTTGTAGAGGATGTCCGTCGTCGCCGATCCGAAGGCCCAGATCCGATCCTTCACGACGGCGAGGCCGGTGTAGTTGTCGGACGTTTCCGAGCGGGCAAAGAAGTCGAGCGCATCCCAGCTCGAGCCATCCTCGAGCGCGGAGAACCACACGCGAACGGTGTCCGCCTCTAAGAGAAAAAAATACCCATCGAGAAACGCCGTGGACACCGCCGCATTCGTGTTCGGCGTCGTGATCGGGCCGGTGAAGCCGTTCGTTTCGAGGTCGAGCAGATAGAGATCGCCGTCGCCGACAATCGCGAGTTGTTCGCCGCCGCGGCCGTTACTGGCGAAGCTGACCGGGTTGCCGTCGTTCGGGATCGTGCCGCGACTGGTCGCCGTTTTCGCGGTGAGATCGAGCTCGTAGAGCGTCGGGCCGATCACCGTCCACGTGCGGCCGTCTTCCGAAAACTTTCCGCGACACGAACTGGTCGGTGCCGTGAGGATCGGCTTCAGGCCCGGTGTCCCGATCAACGCTTTCTCCTTCGCGTTGGTCGCGGATCCGACCGTGACCGGCATCAGGTTCATCGCCTGCTCAGCGTCAAGCGTCGCGCTGCGCGATTGGTACGTGCCGCCGCAGAATTGCGACCACAAGGGCGACATCCGCGTTACCCCACCCCGCAGAGGCCCAACGATCCACTGGTGGAGGCCGTCGCGTCATCGCCCCAGGCTTCAACTTCAACCAGGCGGGCCGTGGTGTCGGCCGACGCCGTGACGTGAATGCGGATCTTGGTCGTCGTGAACGGCGTGTAGCTGAACTTGCGGTAGACATAGATGTTGCCCGTGACCGTTGTGACGGTCTGCCAGGCGCTGCCGTCCCAATACTCCACCGTCCAAGCCGTCGCTCCGTAGCTCGAGACGTTATCGGTGGTCACGGACGCGACCGGCTCACTGGCCGATCCGTAGGTGATGACATCCACTTCGTCGATGGTCATCGACCCAGAGAACGCCACCTGCCACAACGTCCCGAAGGCAAAGCCGCCACTCCACCCGCCGCCGCTGCCCCAGTCACTGGTCGTGCGATTCCCATTGATCGCCCCGCTCGGGGCGAACGTGACCTCGCCGCCCGACACCGTGTGGTCGGCGCTGGCGACGCCCCCGTTCGACGCGAGCGCGACGTTACGACGGGCCATCCGCGTTCATCGGAAAAAGATATTCACGTCGAGGCCGGTGCTCGGCGCCGTCAGTCCTGTCGCCGTGGTGGTGCAGGCCAACTTCAAGCCGTGGGCGAAACGGATGCCCGTCCCATCAAAGAGATTCGCGGCGGCCGTCGCCGGAATCCCGATCGAAAACGTCGGGACGGTGGTATTGAGCGTGACCGCCGTCCCACTCGCCACATCGAAAAATTGCACATAGGCGACACTACTGTTCGGATTGTAGACGTAATACCCGGTCAACGCGCCTTCGTCCGGTTTGACGGTTTGGACCGTGGTCGTTTGGGCCGCGTAGAAGGCGCTGCGACTGAGAAAGGTACTCATCTGCCCTCACCGTCTCCAAGTCTGATCGGAGTAGATGTCATACTGCGCGAAAGAGTCCATCCAGTTCACGGCATTCTCCAGCGTCACGTTGCCGCGCTTGATCAGATTGACGGCCTTGTCCGCCTTCATCGTCAACTCGGGACTGACCGATCGGCCGTACGGCGTCGCGAGCCGCGCGGCCAGCGAAAACGCGAGCGCATCGCGATAGCCCGGTGGGAGTTGATACGCCGTCGTCAGATCCGCGAACGTCGCGAGCGCGGTGTCAAGGTACAAAATTAACTGGTTGGTCGTATCGCTCGGCTGCGGCCAGAGATAGATCGCGCCGAGTCCCGCCGTGAACGTCGGATCGTAGAACAGCATCGTCGGCAGCGAGCCGCTGAGGGTCTTGTTCAACAACCCCTGCCACTCGGCGGGCGAGAGCACATCGATCGGCAGCTCGAAATCAGGCGTCGTCACCATCGCCAACGCGGCGCCGCGCAGGGCCGCGGGATTGGCCGGGCGTGGCGTATCGAAGTCGCCGCCCGATCCGATCGTGTACGGATTCGTCGGCCCGCCTTGGTCGGCCACGAGATCGAACAGCAACCGCGCCGTGCTCGGGATGGTGAGGTGTTGCTGCGCCCACGATCCGAGCAACCCGTTGAGCGAGCGGAGGCCGAATTGGGCATCGCCATTCGGGACGGATTCGCCGGGGAGGAACACGTTCAACTCCGCGTACGCATCGGTGATCAGGTCGTACGCCGACACGGCACTGGCCGCGTCCGTGCCCTGCGTCGGCGTGAGCGTCGGGATGGTTTGCGGGAACAGTTGCAGCGTCTGCGGCACCGCACCCGTGCCGATGAACGTGTAGGCGACTTGGGTGAAGTCCGTCTCCGCCGCGGTGAGCGTGCGCGAATGATAGCCATTCCCTTCGGACACGCACGTCCCGCTCAGGGTTTGTGTCCCGCCGTCGCCCGTCACATACAGGGTCGTGCTCCCGACGAACGCGGAGCCATCCGTGGCGCTCACCATCTGCGCGCCGATGACTTGTCCCGCCTGCCCTTTGATGAACGCCATATGGCTATTGAATCACGACGTTGACCTGGGTCCAGGCCGGATTGAAGCCACTGGGGGTCACGGCCCCGGCCGCGCCGAGGACGATCGCGCCAAGCGGCGTGCCGAGGGTGCCGCGCATCAGCCCACCTCGCGGTCGTCCCGCGGCACGCGCCGCAGCGCCCCGGTTTCCGCCGTGCGCTTCGCCTCCGCGAGCTGTTCCGTCAAATCCTCGACCTGGACTTGCAGCGCCGCGATCTGGAGCTGCAACGCGCCGAGCTGTTGTTGGACAATCGCATCCATTGTGCGCGGCATCAGGGCACCTTCACTTGCAGAATCTCCGCGACCTTCGCCCATTGGTCCGCCGACGCGCGGGTTAAGGCGTCCGTGACCACGCCCGTGCGACACGTCTGACACTGCGGCACCACGTCCTCGATGGCCGTCTGCACCAACTCCGTGACGAGCGAGGACACATCGGGCAGAGGCTTCTCGACATGCACCGCGTCGGCGTTGCGCGTCTGGAGCAGCCAGGCGAGCGCCGCGTCTTGTTCCGCCGAAGTCTCGAAGGAGATGGAGAGTGTCGCCATCTATGCTCCCGTGAGGGCCGTGATAATGCCGTCCTTGCACGTGATGGAGGTAATCGTCGTGAAGGGACCAGCCGTCGCCCCCGATGTGCCATCGCTCGAAATAAACTTCGTCGCTTTCAATCCGTTCACATCGATGGTGACTCTCGTTGTAATCGATTGGGCCGTTGTGCCGCTTCCTAATGCCGTCGGTGTCCCAATTAACACCTGACTCACAGTACCCGCGCCGGTACCCTTTCCGCTGTTCAGCGTCAGCGATCCCCCGGACTTGTCGCTGCCCGTGATGCCGTTGCAGGCTTGCAAGGTCTGACTGATCGCCGCGCCGTTGAGATCCGCACCGAGTTGCATCGTGGCTGC